ATCGGCCCTTTAGCTGAGTCCTTTCTTTCATATCTCTTTATACACTGAAAGAAGGTCATGTTTATTGTTTGCCTGATGTCTTCTTCGTCACCATATCTTTTAGCCATATACTGTATTCCGGCTCATCACTTCTTGAACATGTTTGTAGTTTGGTTTATTTAATTTATTCTTCATTAATGCAAATCTGACAAAAGAATTCTTAACGAATAAACTTATAAATCTTCGAATGTCATAGTCGTCAAGATTATATCTGCAGTGATAGAGAAGTGAAACATATTTGGTCAAAAAGTTATTAAATACTTTTAATAATTCTTCCTGCGCCCTTGGATCTTCTTTTTTAGCTTTTGCTATAAGATCTTGCATTTCTGATTCTGCAAGATTGTAGTATTGTTCTTTATAAGCTCCCATTAATTATTTCCCTTCCCAATTTAAAATCAGGGAACTGTATTCCGTTCTTATATCTTCATAATATATCACTACTGGAACCTCTAATTCTTCCATAAATTCTCGAGCATCTTTTGAGTACTTACTAATGATGCATATTAGTTTTTCAAATTCTTTTGGGTAATACCTTTTAAATCTTTTTAGTTTAACTTTACTTTTTGTATCTAGGTATCCTTTTATCTCAACCCATTCTCCAGTTTTATTAATAAAAAAATCTGGTGTATAACCCTTTGTTCCCCTTTTGATTGGAAAAGAAAATACTGTTGGTTCAAATTCAAATTTGATATCATACCCATTAAGTACTCTTACAAAATTAGCTTCCCAATTAGACCTTACATTAAGTTGTATATCTGTTCTAAATCCTGTCTTAGTATGCTTGTATGCGTTACCCCTGCTACCAGCTTTCTTTGGATCTTGTTCCACTTCTAGTAGTTTCCCTGCTTTTGCAGCGGAGAAGTTTGGAGATTTCTTTGAAGATCTCTTAGAAAAAAATGTCTTCGAGTTGACAATCTCAGTTTTCATGTAGTAACCTCTATCTTGTTGATAGCATAATATAAGTCTTAAAAAACATTATACTTTATAAAAGATAAAAATACAAAAAAATATGCCGCAAGGGTTGCGGCGGAAAGTATAGGAAGATACAATGGAAACCATGACAACAAAAACAGAGCTGTTCAGCAGCATCAAACAAGCAATCAACCACAATGTAATCGATAGCCTCCAGGAGGCTGGTTACGACAACACGACAGCAACCAAGCTGGTTACCCAGTTTGAGGGCCTTGAAGTTAACGATCTGGTCTTTGAATCAGATTCAAGCTTCTAATTAATATAATATTAAAAATTCCCCCGCAGAAATGCGGGGGTTTTTTTATGCCCCAGCTGCCTTCTTATTTCTAAATACTCCGGTACCACATGCCCCGCTTTTTGCATGGTCGCAATAGCTACATGCTCTAGAGTTTGCTGTGGCGGCAAATGAGTTATCGTTAATGATCTCATTTATAGCATCTATAACATCTTGCTTGAGTCTTTCAAGATCATCCTTTGTATAGGTATGGCTCTTATGTTTTCCAGATCTTAAGTAATAAAGTTCAGCTGTAATTGTTTTGTCCGGGAATAGCTCTGATGCTGCTATAGCATATATTCCAAGCTGAAGGTTATTTGGAATACTCTTTTGAGATACTTCCCATTTTCCTGTTTTATAATCTACGATTCTTACTTCGTCCCCAACGACATCTATTCTGTCTATAAAGCCAATTATTAAGTGATTACCTAATACAAATTTAAATCCATATTCTTTATCGTATACATTAAATTCTGTATTTATATTTTGATCATAAAACTCATCAAGTATTTCTTTTCCAACTGTAATAAGTTGTTCAGAGATTTTTTGATCTGGGTCGTGTGATTCTTTACTCTTTTGATATTCAGTTTCTATTTCAGAATAATCTAAAGGAGAATCATTACTGATAACATTCTCTAAAACTGTATGAACTATATTTCCGAAGTACAGCTGCTTCGCCAAATAGCCTTGGTTCTTTTAAGATATAAGAATAAAAATACTTAGCTGCACATTGCTTGTATGTATCTATTCTTGAATAAGAGAATTCCGTTAAGGATAATCTTTGTAGCGGATCTAGATCTTCTAGTTTTTTAATTGCTATTGTCATTTAAATCTTCACGTGGATCGTTAACAATATTACCTTGGGCGTCATATTCTACGCCATCTTTGTCTATTGTATGATTATTAATCATGTTCTTGTATAGGTTCTCTCCAATGGCAACCCATCCAGAATTTCCTATCTCCATGAAATCACCTTCTATATATGGCCAAGACATGGTATTCTCCTACTGAACCGAAATCACTGTATTGTTTATTGAATCCATATTAAAATAGTAATTCAATAAACCGTATATTTCATTCAACTCTTCTTTTGTTGCATGAAAACCAACTACTCCAGATTGAATAAAGAATGAAGCATCACTTTGATCTTCGTATTCATATTCAATTAATTGGATATTTCCTAGCAGCATTCTGCCGACTTCTTTTTTGTTAGACATGTTAATCCTCGTATATTGTTATTGGGCTAAAGTTAGGGTCATCCATTTTTTCTTGCATATCAGCTACGTAAGAATCCCAATCTCTTTCATCTTCAGATTTCTTTTCATACTTTACTGTGCCTTTAAATGGATTAGTTTTAAATCTTGTAATCAACAGTTTACCTTCTTGGGTTCTCCATCTTAGAACGCCATTCTTGCAGTCGCAGAAATCATCATTGTGAACATCAATCTTTCCAGCTGGGTCATATCGCCCACTGCAACCGTTGCACTTAGTGTATCTTCCTTTGTCTTGGCATCTGCTGCACGAAGAGCAGTATACCCAACATGCTTTTGTTGATGGGTTCTGATACGATCCAGGAAGTGTCATTGTTGTATCTCCAATTCTAATATTTTCTCTACTATCGGTACTATTTTTGTTGATGCTAATGTATCAAATTTATAAATAAACTTGTGTTTATTGTCTGACATTTCTAGAAAGACAGGTCTGTTGCCTTTATTGTTAGATATTATATCATATATGCTATCTAGTGTCACCTTGCTTATATTGTTTCTAGGAACAAATATTATAGGCTTTCCACCTGTAAAAATCTTTTGATCAATTTTTTCTGAAGAATTATAAAATATTTTTGTAATAGAATTTTCTTCATCATTTTCTTTATTGAGATTTCCACTTATAATTAATATATCGCCCACATTAAAATATTCATTGGATATTTCTTTTGCTGCTCTTGGGAAAACAATGACTTCTATATTTGATGAGATATCTTCAAGGTCTAACTTGAACATCTTATCGCCTTTTTTGGTCGTCATTTTTTTAACAGAATTAATTATGCCACCAATCTTAACTGGGGTGCCAGAATCATACTGACCAAGATCAATTATTTCACTTGTAATTTGATTACTGATCACGTCCCAAATACCCATTACAGGGTGATTAGTAACATACATTCCAAGTTCGGCTTTTTCTTTTTCAAGAATCTCCAGCTCTACTCGTCTGCTTATTTCTATTTCATTATCATCAACCAGCTCATCCAATGCTCCAGCCGCGGCTAGATGCTCTAACGTTGACTTCTTTAGTGTAACCGGATCACATCTTCTATAGAAATCATATATGTTAATGTATGGCTCTTTAGCATCTCTTGCTTCAACTATACTTTCAGCGATTGTTAATCCTATTCCATCTATAGCTGACAAGCCAAAGACAATTGAAGAATCATTTACAACTTCAAAGTCAATTCCAGATTTATTTATTGAAGGAGGAAGAACATCAATGCCTAGCTTTCTGCAGTCAGAAAGATATAAAGCCTGCTTATCTTTATTGCCTACAACAGAGCTCATTAGTGCGGCCATATATTCGACCATGTAATTAGATTTTAAATATGCAGTGGTATAAGAGATCATCGCATAGCTTGCGGCGTGTGCTCTGTTAAATCCATAGCCACCGAAGTATTCAATATCAGAGTAAATCTTATTAGCTTTCTCTTCCGTTATTCCAGAAGTAGCAACGCATCCGTCTACAAACTTCTTTCTAAATAAAGCTATTTTATCCATCAACTTCTTACCAATGACCTTGCGTAAGTCATCAGCTTCAGCGGAACTAAAGCCAGCTAATTCTCTAGCAACCCCAAGAACATCTTCCTGATACAACATAATACCAAGGGATGGTCCAAGAACATTTTCTAGTTTTGGATGATCATATGAAATTTTAGATCTACCATGTTTTCTGTCAATGTACAGCTTGTCCATTCCTGATCCCATCGGGCCAGGTCTATATAATGATATTAAAGCCATTATATCTTCTATGTTTTGAGGTTGAAGCTGTATCATTAACTGTCTCATGCCAGCCGATTCCAACTGGAAGACACCAATACAGTTACCTTTACATAATTCTTCAAATGTTTTTTTATCATCTAAAGGAATTTTTTCTATATCTAATGAAATTCCTTTTGTTTTTTCTATTAACTTAACACATGAATCTATCACTCCAAGGTTTCTTAAGCCCAAGAAGTCAATCTTCAATAGTCCACACTGCTCGACTCTTCCCATGTCCCATTGTGTAACAATTGGGTTATCTACGCCTTTTCTCATGATTGGCAGATAATCAACGAGTGGACCCTTTGATATCACAACACCAGCAGCATGAATGCCGGTCTGTCTAACTAGACCCTCTAGTCCAAGAGCCGTGTCTACAATCTTCTTTGAGTCTTGACTTGAGTTATATTCATTCTTGAACTCTTCCGACAACATACATTCTTCTAGATTTTTTGATACACCAAGAATTGGAGGAGGAACTAACTTGGAAATTTTGTCTCCAGTTACAAAGTCGTAACCAAGGGCTCTTGCTGCATCGCGCAAGGATTGACGAGCTCCGGTTCTATTGAATGTGCATATGTGAGCAACTCTGTCTTCGCCATATTTATTTCGAGCATATTCTATTACCTGATCCCTATATCGATCATCAAAGTCTAAGTCAATATCAGGCATTGACTTTCTACCCTCTACCAAAAATCTTTCAAACATTAATCCGAATCTAATTGGATCTAGGTTTGTAATATCAAATGCATATGACAGCACACTGCCAGCTGCAGATCCTCTTCCCCAGCCTACTCTTATGTTGTTTCCCTTTGCCCATCTAACCAAGTCAGATACAACCAAGAAGTACTCTGGAAAACCCATTTCCTTTACGACTCTTATTTCGTGGTTTGCTCTATCAATTATATTTTGAGGTAAATCTTCTCCATACTTTTTTCTTAATCCATCCCATGCTAATCTTTCAAAATAATCTATTGATTTTTCTTTAGTCGGTATCGGGAATTCAGGGAAGTGTATGTCTCCAAATTTAAGATCAACATCAACCATATCATTTACATGCATTGTATTCTTTAGATATTCTTCAGAAAAAATTGAAGACATTTCATCATAGGACTGCAAATAAAACTTATCTCCAGAAAAAGAAAATCTATTTGGAGTATGAATATTGCTGTTGGTAGCAACGCATAGCATTATGTCATGTGACTGAGCGTCGTGTTGATGCACATAATGGCAGTCGCCCGAAGGAACAACCTTGGCGCCTATAGTATTTGCTATCTTTATAAGACCAGGTATCACACTCAGCTGTTCTTCTATGCCGTGATTTTGTATTTCTATAAAGTAATTTTCTTTTCCGACTATGTCTTGCATGGAGGCAGCATGCTTTAATGCGGTGTTGTAATCGTTTCTAAGCAGTGCTTGGGATACTTCGCCGTTAAGACAGCCTGACAATACTATTATGCCATCTGAGTGCTGTGATATTAAATCATGATCAACTCTGGGTTTTACGTAGTAACCTTCCGTAAAAGCCTTAGATGACATTTTAATAATATTGTGATAACCAATATTATTCTTAGCAAGAATTGTAATGTGGTATGGACCTCTCTGTTCCCACTCATTCTTGGAGGGACCAGATCTTTCCTCTTCATCTCTATCAAATCTAGTTTTTCTAGCCTGGTAAAACTCTGATCCCAATATCGGCTTAACACCCACCGCTTTTCCTGCATCATAGAAGTCTAACCAAGAGTGGATGTTGCCGTGATCAGTGGTTGCTATCCCCGTCATACCCAAAGACTTAGCTCTCTCCAGGTATTCCTCTACACTTCCATGCCCGTCTAGCATGGAAAAAACAGTATGGTTGTGTAGGTTGGTCCAATTCTTCAAATTATAAGCCTCTTTCGGTATCCGAATTTCTTAGGGCTTCGTTTCTTGTTTCTCTGTATGTAATTATAACAATCCCACCACAGTACTTACATGGAACTGATTTACCCTCTTGTGCAAACGGGCTATTGTACATATAGTTCATTGGCTGGTCCGACTTACATTCGGAACAAGTTCCAATAACATCATCTGGATCATTTACATTGTTTGTCATTTTTTATTTTCCTTTTTATTCTTGTAAGCAAACCTAATTGGCGAAGGGTTAGATACTTCTGTTCCTTCAACAAACTTATTTCCTATTGTAATCCATTTCTTTTTCTTTTCCAAGTGGCAGTCACCGCATCCAACGCCAGACGCATTAGCTCTTTCGCATGTATAAGGTCTACCGCCGATTCCTAATTGTCTTCTTCTTATCCAATCATTTATGTGGCTTGTTGATTTCTCATAATTAAAATCATCACATAAACTTAGTATGCTGTATAGAAACTTTATTGATTCTTCATTATAAGTTAGAATAGAGCAAAGGAAGAGTCTTGATTCATGATCAAGTTTGCGATTCTTTTTCGCATTTTCTATATGTCTACCAATTGCTGGACAATGTTCCAGTAATTCTTTTGCCGTAAATACTCTTTCTGTTTCTGTTAAAGTTTTGAAAGCAGAAGAACCTTTTTTATTAAAGTAATCTAAAAAGTCTTTTGATCTTTGTTTATCAATCTCCATGTCATATGTAAACTGTCTAAACCATTCATTGGCCTTTAAATTAAATTCCTGTTCTTGAACTGTGTTATCTGCTTTGGTTTTACAGTATGATTTAATATCTTCTAGATTAGAAAACAATATATCTTTTG